AAGAACGCGAAGAGTTAGTTGAAATGGTGATGATGTGCTTGGGGTGCTTGTTTGCTATCAGCGCAATGGCAGCACTTATCTTTGCGCTGGGTCGTTACGTGGAGAAATGGTGATGTGGTTTCTCGTCTGGTTTCAGTTTATGAACAACGACCTCAAGTATCACCAGTTATCCCAGCACTCAGACAGAGGCGAGTGCATGAGAGCAAGAGATGATGCAAAGGTTCTGGTAACGAGTCCAAATATTATGGTGCAGTGCTTTGAAATTGTACCAGAACAAGCTGGGTAAATATGTGGTCTATGACAAACATGGAAAAGTTGTTATAATAACTGAACACAGACAACATGCGCTTGCGTATGCCAGGAGTTTAAAGAATGACTGAGTTTGAATTAGCTGATCTTAACAAGGACGGCCAGATCGATAAGCAAGAATGGCAGAAGCTTGCACTTGAAGATCGGTATAGAGAGATTGTCGATGCCGACAGTAAGCGCGACATACAGCGCCGCTTAACGGTTGCCTGCGCTTCTGGTATGTTGATGTACCCTTTCGCTATCGTAGGGGCCTCTGCGTTGGGCTTAGACACTGCTGCCAGTTTGATAGCCGACATAGCCGCTGTGTACGTGGTGGCGGCAAGTGGGGTTGTAGTCGGTTACTTTGGATTCAATGCTATGGAGAAAAATAATGTTACAAGCACTGATCGGACCAGTAGCTGAGTTAGCTGGTGGCTGGCTTAAAGGTAAGGCAAGCGCACAGGCTGCGAATGCCAACTTGAAGCTAGTCGAGGCGGAAGCAAAGGCTACCATCATGAAATCCGCCGCTACATCTGAGGCGGATTGGGAAAAGATTATGGCCCAAGGCACCCAAAATTCGTGGAAGGACGAGTATCTTGTTTTACTTTTTAGCATTCCATTAATACTTGCATTTCTGCCGTTCGAGTGGGCAGATAAGGCTGTAGCCAATGGGTTCGCTGCGCTCGACACTATGCCAGGGTGGTACAGCTATACGTTAGGCGTGATCGTTGCTAGTAGCTTTGCAGTGAGGTCGGCAACTAAATTCTTCGGAGGTAAGAAATGACATATAAGCTAGGCAAAGGAAGCTTGAAAAAGCTTGAGGGCATTGATGAGCGGATGATTGCCGTTGTTAAATATGCAATCAGCGTGACCAAACAAGACTTCTCTGTGATCTGCGGAATGCGTACCATAGAGGAGCAAAAGGTTTTGGTTGCCAAGGGCGCAAGCCAAACAATGAAAAGCAAGCACATCGATGGGCTGGCTGTGGATCTCATGGCTTACGTTGACGGTGGCCGGTGGGAACTGAACCTCTACGACGAAATTGCTGACGCTATGGCAGAAGCTGCGCGCGAGGTGGATGTCCCCATCGTGTGGGGCGCGTCTTGGTCGGTCCCGAATATTGCCCAATACACTGAAGGCACAATGGAAGACGCAATGAATAGTTATATTGACTTGCGTAGATCACAAGGTCGTCGCCCGTTTATCGATGGCCCTCATTTTCAATTGGAGATTTAACTATGCCTAAGCAAGGATTATATTCAAACATCAACGCAAAGAAGAAGCGCATAGCTTCTGGTAGCGGAGAGAAAATGCGCAAGCCTGGATCGGCTGGTGCGCCTAGCTCCAAGGACTTTAAGGACAGCGCCAAGACATCGATGATGAATAAAAGGAAAAAGTAATGGCGCGGCCCCCAGAAAAAACAGGCAACAGTGGGCGTCGGGCTGCCTTCTTGCAGCGCATGGGCAAAATGCCTGGGCCGACAAAGAAGAAGGACGGGACTGACACCCCGCTCTTGAAATCTTTGAAAGCTTGGGGGGCTTCATCGAAACCGCAAGCTGTTGCCAAGGGCAAGCGGATCTCAATGATGAATAAGAATAAAAAATAAGTTGCGGTAATTAAATTCGGTGTTATGATTTTTGTGAGGCCAGCTTTAATTTTAACTTGATACTACACCAAACCAGCATTTTGTTACTTTTCACCAGGCTGGCCTCACCACCACACTAAAATCCAAAAAACAACTGCTGACATTGCTGATCCGAAGATTACGCCCAGCATAAATCCAAGCAGCCCAGCCAGTTCTATCTTATCCATTAAGCGGTGTCGCTTTTGGCCTAATGCTTGTTTTCGGCGCAAAGGTTTTGTCCCCATAAAAGATGTGACCCTCAATTCGGCCAAGCCGTTCCAGCTTATGCCGCCACACAGGCTGCACATAAGTTGCATGATAATACAGCGCGCCTGTGTGCAGCGTGTTTCCTTTTATTGCATCACTAGCAGCAAACTCGGCTAGAGCGTACACAGCGGCGTCCGTTGGTTTGTCCGACAGGCCATCGCTGTAGAAACTGAACTGATTTTTCTGTTTAATAACTTCGCAAGCTGTGTCGGGCCAGCGTGGATCAATTACACGGTTCAGAATAACTTCAGCCACCGCGCGCTGTCCGAGCATACTTTCGCCCCTGGCCTCGAAGTACACCGCGACAGCGATGCAGGATAAAGTTGTTAGCATTTGTTTTCTCCTACGGTAAAAAATAATACCAATAATTTCTGTCGCCTTTAACCTGCGGCAAGCGATACCTTAACAACCTGCCTTGCTTCGACATACCATCCAAGAAAGAACTGATTGTTTGAACGCTCATTTCTTCTGCTGCCATATCAATCTTCACCCCAACGTCAGCAGCATTTAGGTCTTCGCCTTTATTAAAGCAGCTAAGGATCATCTGCCTTTTCCTTTCAGCAACAACCATAGCTTTTTGTTTGGCTTCATCCCTTGAGGTGGGGCTCTGGTACTCTCGCAGATCCATTGGCAATTGTGGTCTTCTGCCCAAGCGAGCCATCTCTATTTCATGCTCAATCATATTAAAGCCAATCAAGATTTCTTTTCTTTCAGAAACCGTTTTAGCTTTCTTTAATTCATCTACAACTCTTCCCGCTCTAGCCTTCTTAGCATTAAACTCGCAAGGGCTAAGACCTCCTCGATTTGCATTTTTAGGTTCGGCCTGCCTCTTTGCTCGCTGTCCTTGAGCATCAGTTTCAGCAGCCTGTTTTGTCGCTTTGCTGCTTTTATTGTCACGCTTTCTTCTTGCATTATCATTCTCCCTAAAAGTGTGGAACTTTATTCCGAATTGCACTGACGCGCGGTGGACAGTTGTTGGTGACAGCAGGGTTGTTTCTGCCGCCTCCCCTTGAGTAAGCCCAGCCTCCGCGCAACGAATCAAAGCAGCAATTTCCTTATCGTTTATTCTAACACCCATAGTCGTAAGCATCCTCTTCATCCTCCATTGGTTTTATCTGGCCACTCCCGTTGCAATTTTCGCAATGCTCCAGGCGCTCACTAGGAAATCCGTAATCGTTGTCGAAACCTTGGGGGACAAAATACTCGCTGTATACTTTCCCTTCGCCCTCACATTCGGGGCAATCAATAAAATTCATTTGTTACCTCATGTTTAGCCACTTCAGATGCGGCGTTTTTAAGAAACCCAGGGGCGAAGCTTACTGAAACGCCCCTGGATATTTACCAAGACTTTAACGCCAAGAGTTAGGGTTATTGTTTTGACTGTCCTGTGGTTGCCATTGTTGCTGCGGTGCAGCTGCTGGCGGAGCCTGGTATTGCTGCTGCGGTGGTGCAGATTGAGCCTGGTCAGGTCTGCGATTTGCAAACAAGTTCCAAGATCCGATCTTAGGCCATTCGCGTGGCTCGTCACCTTTCTTTGCCGCAACCGAAATGCTTATTGTGAGCTGGTGCTGTAGAAGAATATCGTGGATCTGCTCAATTGCAGCGCGTGCAGCCGGATCGCCCTTGCGCTCCTTTGGCTCATTGATCCAAGCCGAAGCCGACATATCGATTGCTTGTCCGTTTTCCATGAAGCCTTGCAGCTGCAAACGATTGTTTCCTAATTGTGGTCTGCTCATAGCATCGCCTTTCTTTTATTAAACTCAGTTTTTAGGGTTTGGTATAGTTCGGGATGTTCCAAAGAGAATTGGTCTAAGCCAATGCTGTAATGATCTTCCCATTTGCCAAGATCAGATCGAACAGTGATCGTCTGAAGCTCGGCAATTCTTTGTGCAAGGTATTGCTGCGGGCCGTTATCGGCTTGCGGCGCTTGCGGTGTTGGTTGTACTGGTTGCTGCGCTGGCTGTTCCATCGCCTGCTGCTTACGATTTACTCCATCAAGCTCATTGATTGATGCGTAGGCCCCGCCATGCAATCCAAGTGAAGCAAGCGCGCGACCGATCGCAGATGTTTCGCCATTCTCCAAGGCGGATGTTTTATTAACGTTACCCTGGCCGCGTATTTCTTCAGCAAATCCGCTTCCGATTATGAAACCCGCCGCGTTTACAACGGTGGCTTTGACTACAACGCGCGTCCCATCGTCCACCAGGATCTCAGTATTTATACCTAGAGAGGTTCCGAATGCTTTGCGAAAGGCTTCAACTCTCACAAATACTTCTGTGTATTTCTTCCCGCCCCGCTGGACAACGCCATGCGTCCGATTGAGATCATTGATCTCTGACATGGCTGTGATTAGTTCGTTCATTTAGATACTCCCGCTAATACTTTCGCGCTCCGCATGACATCAGGGTGTTGATCCCGCCAAACAAAGCTATCTTTAAACTGAGGGTCGCAAAGCTTCAGCAACTGCTCAACACTTTCCGTCACCATCATTAGTTTTTCACGGCGCATACACGCTGCAATAATATCTGTAAGTGCATATTCCAGCTGCTCAATCGTTGCCTCGAAAACAACGTGACCGATCCGATTAGCATAAACTATGCGTGGAATTTTGCCAGTGATGTTCCAATAACCTGCTATCTGTAGAAGGTGCGGCGGCTTGATTGCTTTAGGCAAAGAGTTTGAGCGCGGCGCGTCGGTATCAACAGCAGTGTCCCACTGTGTCTTTAATTCTACAGACCCCTCTTGGTAATCTCCATAGCCCAGGTACGGAAGCTGGCAACCAGGCAATGTTCCGCGCAGCTCAGTCTGGCCCACGATCTTATTCGCGCCCGCTGTTGCTTCACGCAAGCCCGCAACCGCATTCTCGCATACCATCTCAAACTCGCAGCGCTCGGCCATATCGTCTTTTTTACGCGGGGCCTTGCCATCTGCACCAAAACGGATCCTTTGTCTGCCCTCAATCTGCGCAGCTGTTTTAGCCTGGTCAATCCAATCGCCGGTTTGCAGGGAAGTCAAAACGTTCAATGCTTCGCGGTAGGCCTCGTTTGGCGCAGCATCTTCAAGCAAGCAGAGATCGCAATAATACTCTACAGCCCTTCCGCTCGCCATGTTGATATTATCGTTGTACTGGCTTTTGCCCAGATAATCTTTGTAGTGACCACCCGCTGCTAAGATAGCCTTAGATTGCCCTTTGTCACCTTCTGTCTCGCCGTTCACCACTTTCATTGCGCGAGATCTGGCAGGGCGCAGAACGCCCTTCTGGAAAAAAGTGTAATAGTCTGGGGTACTTGGGTTGCTGTGGTGATAGTAACCCTTTTGATGCGCCCAGGATAGATCATTATCTAGCCCCATGTTGTTACCTCCTCATTGACATGTTCTGTCTATTGGTATTTAACATTATCAGACAATGCAAGAGGAAAATTTTATGCAATTAGATGAATGGCGAAAAAAGAAAAATCTAAGCTATGTTCAGCTGGCAAAGAAGCTTGGAGCATCTCACGCAACGGTCGTGCGGCGCTGGTGTCTAGCGGGGGAACACAAAGATAAAATGATCCCATCACCGAAGTTTATGCGTATCATAAGCGAAAGTACATTTGGAGAGGTGTCTGCGAATGACTTCTACAAATAGCGTTACGATAGGAATTGATTGTGGCTATCGCACCGGCGGTGTTGCGCTCATTAGCGAAGGGTGGGCTGAAGTCCATGATCTTCCTGTCTACAGTGAGGGCGGTGTTGATGTGCGGGCATTGCTCGACATCATTGAAAGCGTCGAGAACGTGCGGCACATTTACATCGAAGCGCAGCAAGCCATGCCCAAGCAGGGAGTGGTTTCAGTATTTAAGTTGGGCTATGGCTATGCGCAGATAATGACCACTGCGGCTTTATCCGGCAAGGCTTACACGGCGATAAGACCGGCTGTCTGGAAGAAGTCGATGAACCTTCCGAAGGACAAGGACAGCGCAAGGCGCATGGCGCAACAATGGTTCCCAGATTTATCCTCCCAGCTGAAGCGAAAGAAGGATGAACACAGGGCAGAGGCCCTACTAATCGCCTTGTATGGTCAGGGTAAAACATAAGAAACGAAAGGTAATAACATGAGCTACACTAGCAACGGGATTGGATACCAATCAACAGAAACGAGCCGCCTGGCAATCAACACGGAGCACCTGCTGAATGTTCGAGAAAAGGTATTGCACTTTCTCCGCACTGTTCGGGTTTCATTAACAACGGAACAGATCGCAGCAGCCTTAGAGATCCCGTACCCATCTGTGCAGCCGCGTCTAAGCGAGCTAAAGAATGACAACCTGGTGAAGGTATCAGGCGATCGCGGTGAAACTAAGTACGGCAAGTCTTGCGTCAAGTGGGTGGCGGTGAATGGGTAAGCGTAAGTCCCGACCTGTGCCATGCCTGACATGCGGGCGTGAGCACGATCTAAACCTTGATGGCTGGGTGATCCTGGGCGATGGTAAAACCCTGATTTGCAGCAGCGACAAAAGCTGTTGGCGTCCGATATATGAGCGTGATTTAGCCAAGCTAAGAGCACCAAAACAGAAGCGTAATAAACTATTTTAGAAAGGGGGTTGACGAATGCGTAAACGGCTGTACTCTAACGAGAGCCCGCTAGGGCGAAATAACAGTATAGTTAATAACTATAAAGTTAATAACAGTGAAGTTAATAACGATACAGTTAATAACAGTATAGCAATAAATAACTCTATTAATAACTATAATGTTATAGCTATAAAGCGAATGCTCACCAAAATGTCACCGCAATACAAAGCAGCTGGAAAGGCTGCTATGGCTGACCCTTTGGCGTTTCGGATGCAGAAAGTTATTCGACTGCTGCGCAAGCGATTAGATCACCAAGACTTCTTGCAAGCGGCAAAGCACCTAGACCAACTGCCACCAATGGAGCAAGCTCAGTTTTGCCAACAAATTGAGGAATATTATGAACAACAAGTTTGACCCCGTTGACCAGCCAAAGCATTATGCAAGCTCTTCGATTGAATGCATCGATGCAATGGCGTCGATGGTTGAGGGATCTGCATCTGATTTGCCAACAGATTTGCATGATGGATATTGCTGGCAAAATGCTTTCAAGTACCTTTGGCGGTGGAAAAGCAAGAACGGCTTGGAGGATCTGCGCAAATGCAGGTTTTATCTTGATCGTTTAATTAGCCGTTTAGAAGAGCGGTAAATGTGTTTGGCTATGTCGGGACACAAAAAAGAGAGAGCGGCATCTAGCGGCTCTCTCCGTGGCTGTCAGGCAATGTTTAGGGCTGTTATTGGAACAGCAGGGGGACAAATAGCAATCCGTAGCCAATTCCAAACAGGCAGGCCACGCCGATAATGTCTCCGATGATCTCTTTCCAGTTACTCATTGTGCTACCTCCAGAACTGCTGCGCTACGGGCGGCGCATAGATTGATTGCACGATCCATGGCACCGCCTGAGGTGCTGCAATGTGGGCCGGTAAACACCTTGCCACCCACTACCGCCACAGGCACCCATGCGCTTGCGTATTTTCGAACGCAATAAGTGCTGCCAGCCTCTGCAATTAGATTAAGTTTGTGGGAATTTTTTTGTGCCGTTGTCATTGTCATTGCACTCGCCCCGCTAGTTTCTTGAACGTGCTGCAAGCTCGGTCGATGCCGTGTGATCTTGCTGCGCTTGTGAATTGCTTGCGCGTTACGTTGCGCCCGCTGTTGTCTGTCAGCTGCACAACAAAGCTTTGCTGCGTGTCGCTCTCTGCAATCACAAGGTAACCTGCGTGATAGTCAACTTCGTGCGTTGCTGTTTGCCATAAAGTTTGCATTATTTGTCTCCTTTGTTTGATTGATAAACCGCTGTTGCAAAGCCCCTTGGCGTTGCAGACCTGATGTCTTTAGTGCGCTGCGACTTGCCGCCCAACTTCATCATCGCCGTGCTGTACCCGTTCCCGTGGTAAACCTCGCAATCAACAGCAACCTTTTCAGGCATGACAAACCCGCCGCCCGTCCACAGGCATGTTTTCTTTTTGTACGCATCAAACGGCGCGATGTACTCAGGCCAACGCGGATGATCCGCCTCGCTGTAAGGGATGTAACCACCATACTCGTAAGGGTGAAACGAATAATCAGGCTTGCGCCACATGGTGGCTAACACTGACACAGGGTTTTCTATAAAGTAAGGGATAGCCATGCCATTGAACATTCTTGCCACTGCTGTTGCGTGTCCTACTGCATCAGCTTGAAAGAAAGGGTTGGCCTCTGCCTTGCGCTTGAAGTGAGCCGCACCGCTCACCGCCATGTCAGTACAAACAGGAAAGGCCATGCCGAATACTACGGGCTTGTCACCAAACTCTGATTGAATAGCGTTTAGTGTATCCTGATCTTGCAGGTCAGCATGTTGATAGCAAATACCATGATCAACGCGCCCCTCTTTGGGATGCTGAATGTCAAAGGCGTAGCAGGTGTAACCTGCATCAGCCCATGGCCTGAGTGCTTCGCCTGTGAAGTCATACAGACTTAAAACTATACCTTTGCTCATGCGCTTGCACTCCATAAAGTCAAAGCTTCGTCAAATGGTAAGTCGTTCAAGATGATTGACGCATGCGCTCTTGATGGCCGCACTTTGCTTTGATAAATTCCGTCCTTGTCTTTGAGGTTAAACAAAACGTGCGATTTTAATTTGCTCTTTAGTTCACGGGAAGAAAGAAAGTAATTCACTTGATCTGAGCACCAAAATTCCAGCGTTTGGGCCAAGCCATCAGGGCACCATTCGCAAGGGTCAGTGCGCGGCAAAGATGCAAAATGATTGTCAATTGCTTTCATAGTTTCGCGGTAATCGCCCTTAAACTTAGGGTGAGCATAGTGACGGTCACAGCCCCCATGTCCATCGTTGCTCACTATAGCCAAAGGCTTCCCGTCTACATAAAGGCTGGCTTGGTAGCAGTGGGTCTCTTCGCTAGCCCACGCAGTGTGCTTGATGTTCTTTAGTTCTAGTTTCATTATGCTGCCCTTTCTTTGCTGGTTACGTTAAAGCAGTACATTGGGCCAGAGTTTACAAAAACCATGCCTTCCGAAGTGTGGCCCCCTATGTAATCACCATTCAAATCCAGCTTTTCTGCAAGAGCCAAAGCCGCTTCCGTGTGGTTGGCTTCAGCGTTTATTGAGTAGTCAGCACCCAAAGTGACAGATGTGTAACTGCCAGTGTGTGTGGCCTTATAGCGTGATCCAAGACGGTTTGTTGGGCCAAGATATTTTGTAATGATCGTTTGCATTGTTACTCTCCAAGTTTGTGGCGTTTGTGCCATCTCATGCAATTAACCTAATATGCTTGACAGATGCTGTCAATAGGTAAAGACAGAAAAAATTAAAGGCTGCGCCTTAACAATGGCAGACAAGCAGCGTTGCACTTGATTCAGTGACCTACCTAGGCTATTATGGCCGTGCTCGTGCCGCTTTTCCTTTGTGGCTTGTGTTACCTCAACAACTAGCCCCGCCCTCGGGCGGGGTGTCTTTACCAGGAAGAAAGAAAATGCCAGCAAAGAAGGTCACGGCCCAAATAATGCAAAAGATCTGCGATCGTCTGGCAGAAGGTGAAACTCTTGTGGAGATAGCAAAGGATGAGAGCTTGCCATCATATCGCACCATTACGCGATCAGTGCAGGACAACGATGAAATGTGGGAGATGTACCGCAAAGGCAGAATACTCCAAGCAGAATACTATGCAGACAAGCTTAACGGTTTAGCAATGTCTCCGCTACCGGCTGATGTTGACCCCAGACAACTCAATGCAGAAGTCCAACGAAGACGCCTAGAGATAGACACACTCAAATGGACAAGCGCGCGTAACCAGCCATTCGGCATACGAGACAAGAAGGAAGATCAGCCACAGAACGCAGGCTTTACAATTAGTTGGGCAGGTAAAGACCTAGAGGTATCGGCAGTGGACCAGGTGATTGACGTTGTAGAGAAAAGAGTTGTGAAGCACTGAATGTTCACAGTTGCTAACATCCTGTGTGTCCTATCTACGCGCGCGAATGGATCGGCACGGGCTTTAATGATAAGAGC